CAACCCTGCAGGATCTACTGCCTATATTTTAACTGGGCCAGCCTACGAAGTAGCCTTTGCAGGGCTACCGTTCTTTCTTGCAGCATCTGATGAGCAACCTTACCGTCGAGTCACAGCGCAATATCGTAAGCAACAGATTGACCAGACGCGTGAACCTGGTGAGCAGACGCTCACCGGCTGGTGGGTTAGATCTCAATCCTCGTTCCACTTAGGAGCGGGGATTAAGTATTTTGAGCCTATCCAAGAAGAGTCACTGCGCTTTCAGTACACAGAGTCTAAGGGTTTAGATGTCTGGACTAGAGGACAGGCTACTCTGCTCAACACTACAGTCAGAGCTGAACCTGCAACGGCAACCAACCTATCCTTATTTGGTGCTAGAGACAATACCAATAACGTAGATGCAGTTGTCTTTACTGAAGGACCTGATCTAAAGAAACTCACTATGAGTGGTGATACGCCTACCGTTACTACCTACACCTTGGTAACATCTCCACATACACTTGATTTTAAGTCTCTTACATCTGATGGTACTCGGTATTTTGCAGCAGATAATGCTCGCATCCATAGAGGTAATATTTTTGGTACCACATCTGATGGTCATATCTACGATCTTAGTGGACCAGTAACTACAGTAGTACTGCGATATGCAAAGCAACGTTTACTAGCTGGAGTTGATAGGGATCTATACGAGTTAGATTCTAATAAGGCAACCACTTCAGGTGGCCACGCTTTACCTACTGCACTTTATGAACACCCAAATCCATCGTGGATATGGACAACCATATCTGAAGGACCTGCTGCTTTCTATGTTGGTGGCTATGCTGGATCTCAGTCATCTCTATACAAGATTACCTTAGATACTGCCACTCCTAACGCTCTAGGTTTTCCAACGTTAGAGACACCTACTGTTGTAGTTGATTTACCAGAAGGTGAGATACTCAACTCCTTTGATGTATACCTTGGAACCTTTGGAGTTCTTTGCACCAGTAAGGGTGTAAGAGTTGCAGTGGTATCTGCCGATGGTGATGTCAGCTATGGACCATTGCTAATGGAGACAGAGTGCAAGAGCGTTACTTTCAAGGATAGATTTGCCTACGTAACAACCTTGCAAGGTACTGAATCAGGTCTAATTCGTATTGATTTATCACAGCCAGTAGTTCCTAACAGCCTTATCTTTGCCTACGCTTGGGATGTTTATGCAAGCGGTGAGACTGCTAACCCAGTATCTATAGACTTCCTTGGTAGTACCGATAGGGTTATCTTTGGTGTACCAGGTGATGGAATATGGATTGAATCTGCAAGTACTCTAGTATCAGAAGGATACTTACGTACTGGTTATATCCGTTACAACACACTTGAAACTAAGATCTATAAACTGCTACAAGCTCGTATTGATACAAGCAATGGTGGTCTTGCTATCGAGTCTATTGACTCAAGAGATACCGCATACAATATCGGTACATTCTCACAAGGAACAACAGTTCCTGAGATCAACGTAAACTACCCAACTACTTCACAAGAGTATCTAGGATTTAAGTTTACTATGACTCGATCAACTACTGATTCAAGCAAGGGACCACTGTTTACCGGCTATCAGTTGAAGTCACTGCCAGCAGTTCCCCGTCAGCGCCTGATCCAATACCCAGTATTCTGCTATGACCACGAGAGCGATAAGTTCAGCAACGAAGTGGGCTATGAAGGATCTGCCTATGAGCGTATGTCTCAACTAGAAGCTATTGAAAATGTTGGTGACACTATCCGAGTCCAGGACTTTAGAACTGGTGAGGAATACCTAGGCATCATCGAAGAGATGGATTTCATTAACAAAACTCCAGAGGATAAAAGGTTCTCTGGCTTTGGCGGCACACTTCTAGTCACGATTCGGACGGTCTAATGCAAGCACAAGACTATGCAACGGTAGCAGTAGCAGTAGTAACTATCATCGGTGGTTTTGCTACGGCAGTACGCTGGTTAGTTAAGCATTACCTTAACGAACTTAAACCAAACTCTGGGTCTAGTCTCAAGGATTCAGTCATCCGATTAGAAGAGAAGGTTGAAATTCTCTACCAGATCCTAGTACAGAAGAAGGACCTATGATCCCATTAGCAAAGAAGGCTACCCCTGCTGCTATCGCAGCTCTGCGTCAGGCAACGGCACACTTTCCTAAGCGCAAGAAGGCATCAGATGGGTTACTGCCATCGAAGGCACACGTCCATCAGAACCCTAACTCAGATCACAACTCAGGCTTTGCAGTAGATATCACTCACGATCCAGAAAAAGGTATTGATTGTGCATTTGCCTTTATTAAACTGCAATCAGATCCACGCGTTAAGTACCTGATATTCAAGGGAAAGATCTGGTCAAAGGAAAAGGGTAACCGCGACTATACCGGCTCCAACCCACACAACAAGCACCTACATATTTCCATCAAGGAAGAGTGCGGCAACGATACTTCGCCTTGGTTCCCTTGGCTGCCCCAGCCAAAGGCCATCAACAAAGTAAAGGCTAAGTTACCTAAACCTTTACCTAAGAAAAAGGAAAACAAATGAACGCAAAGACACAGGCAGTACTCGCAACCTATCTACGTGCAGGAGTGGCAGCAGTAATTGCTCTCTATCTTGCAGGTGAGACAGATCCAAAGAAGTTAGCAATGGCAGCAGTTGCTGCTATCGCAGGTCCAGTCCTTAAATGGCTAGATCCAAAGGCAACAGAGTTTGGTCGTGGGTCTAAGTAACCCATAAGCGCGAGGCAATGGCCCCCTGCTCAGGAGAAATCCTGGGTGGGGGGCTTTTCTTTTTATGTCTAAAACCAAAAGCCACTGTTAAGAAGCAGGAATGTCGACATCCCGCCCAGTGGCTTTTGGGCACTTGGTGCGATTTTAATGGGCGCGACCCATAGTCTCGACTCAACAACTGCACTCGCTAGTCAGCAGTCACCAGTTACAAGTTAAAATATACCAGAGTTGGAATCACCTGACAAGTGAGTCTTCAAGCGGTGACAGTTAGCACAGAGTGTCTGTAGGTTAGACGGGTCGTTGTTCCAGTGATCCCCGTTGATGTGGTCAACGTCAAGTTGACTACTGTGGACTGGGATGAAACCACAGTGCTCGCAGATGTCCTTCTTATGGACTTTATACGGGTACTGGTTCTTGATGGCATTGCGTTTATAGACTGCCTTGCACCGATACCTGCTACCGATGGGCCGGTTCTTATCTCTGAGTTTAATCTTGGTAAAACCGCAGACTGAACAGATACCAGTCCTTGCAGTCTCATCAATATCCGTTAGCTTGTGGTCCATCAGGGTTATCCACAGGGCAGGGAATTGTTACCAGATTTCCGCAGTTGGCACAGGTTCCGTCGAGGTGCCACCAAGCAATGTCATAATCTTCAAAGGCCGCTAGAATGTTGAACATAGTGCAGCCACAAGTACAGGCGTGGATCGGGCCTAAGGCCCTCAGATCGGCTCCAAAAGGCTCAGGAAGGCCATCGTAGGTCTTGTTCCTGCTTCTGAATTTCTGCAGGGAGAGTAGACGGAGCCGCATACTGTCGGGCCTCCTCACACTCCTCGGCCCGTCTAGGGCCGCTGTACTGTTATTCGCCTACGGCTCATATTGTACACACTGCCTGATAGGAGTGTGTCTTGCGACACGCCGTGATATGATCTGCCAATGACAACTCTGGTAGGTATCCAAGGATCTGATTTCGTAGTGATGGCCTCTGATAGTCAGATCACCGATAACGATCAGCGCATCATATCTACGCAGACTCCGAAGATCGTTCACGTGGGCGATTACCTGTTAGGTATCACGGGCGACTCACGACCTGGAGATATCCTCGCCTATAATTGGAAACCACCAACGTATAAGAACTACGATCCTGTGGACTGGATGGGTAAGCGAGTACTGCCTAGTATCTACGCTGCCTTTAAGGATAATGGATACGATCCATCCGATAAGGAATCGAGCTATGCCTACCTCATCGCCTTCGATGGAAACTTATTTTCTATTGGATCAGATCTATCCTTCAACGCTAGTGAACGTGGACTCTTCTCAGCCGGTAGCGGTGGAGCATTTGCCTTGGGCTATCTCTACTCACTCAAGCCAGGATCGTATAAGTCTCTGCTAATGTCGAAGGTGGTAGCAGAGCGCGCAATAAAGATCGCGTCGGTGCTTGACGTGAATACCTGTCCTCCGATTCAATTAGTTACTCAAGAGAAGGGATAGATAAATGCTCGGATTTTTATTTGGTTTGCTTATTGGCTTCGTCTGCGCTTATGCTTTAGATGCGTTTCTACAGTATACGGATAAGCGATAATGGAAAAGACTCTTAAGTATGCGATAGAAGAAGCAATACAATCTGGTCGCAGATCAGCAAAACCAGTCTTTATGGAGATAGAACTGCGTGAGCAGATAGCACAACAGTTAGAAGCAGCCAACTATCCAGGTGCTGCATTTAT